GTGTTGTAGAACCAGTAGCTGCGCTGGGTTGCCGCTTCACCCGACTGGTAAAGGCGGTCGGTACGCCAGCCGCCCAACGGTGCTTCTGCGGGGTAGGTGCCGGACGACGCAGGCCAAATGTTCACGGTCCGCGGCGCAGGAGTCTGGACTACGGGTGGCGGTGGAGCAGGCGGCGCCGGTGGCGGTATTGCCGGCGCATAGATCTTGCCGGGCGCCAGGCTGCCGAGAACGAAGAATTCCTTGCCCTGCTGCGAGACCATGACCGGGTCTCCAGCCTGCGGATCGTACCAACCGAGCATGGTGATTCCGGAGTATCGGACCTGCTGGACTTCGATGGTGCAGGTCCATGGCGTCGTGGTCTTGTCGACCGCTGTAACCATCGCAGGGCGAAGCTGCATGTAGACAGGGTTTTCACCGTTGCCGGTGGTTGCCGACGCAAGAGAAGTGGCTGCCCTGCTTGTTGCCGGGTTAATTGCCATCTACTCGCCTTCCAAATCATCGTCATACGGCGTCCGGGTGGACAGAGTCATCTTTCCAAGGGAAAGCGGGATGTTGAAAGCGTCCACAATGTGCTTCTCCATCCGACCTTCTTCGACTTCTATCAGCACCGGATCGCCTCCTTCAAGCATAGCTAGAGGAAAGGCTTCTATGGAAACAGTCTGGGAGATGCCTGTTACCTTTGCCAGCAAGGTTTTTGCGACATCCTGGGCCTGCGTATAGGTGCTTATCATCGTGCTTCGGAAGAATCGCGGCCTTTGGGCGAATGCTCCGCCGAACAGAAGCTTGCTGCTCGAAGAGGTAACTTTCAGGACTGCACGCACGGAAACGTCGCCGGAAGAGTTCTCTCCTTCCACTACGACAGCGTTGTAGGTGTTGCCCTGCTTGGTCGACCGCTTGGCGTCGATCAGTGTGCCACCGTCGAGCCCGGAGATCGTCAGCACCGGATCATCGGCCAGGGTCTTCGGGATCCGGATCTCGGCGTTGCCCATGACATTCATGTAGACGTCGGCGCCGATGGTCTTGGCCAGCTCCAGAACCGCCTTGTCCCGATCCCTGTCATGGACCGATGTCCGGTGCGTTGCCGTGGATCCGGTGTAATCGGTGGCTTCGATCCGGGGATCTGCATCATGGAGCAGATTGATGATGGCCGTGCGGTGCAGACCGGACGTGGAGACCGGCTGCAGGAACCGCGCGTTGACGATGCGGCGCCAGCGGTCTTCGCCCTTGATGGACACCTTGCCCGGAGCGACTTCTTCCGCATCGGTCACGACGAACGTTCCTACGGGGATCCAGAAGGTTGCCTGGCCCTGCGGAGTGATGCCGTATTCGGCGCGGATCTCGGTGACGAAAGTGTCGCACTCCGGGTCTGTGATCTTCGCCTGAATCACCGCGTTCAGCTTGCGCCTGATTGGCGAGCGCGAGTCGACCGTGACCTCTCCGGAGTCGAGCTTGACCGGATAGGTGAAAGGGGAACCGTTGACCGAAGCCAGCAGCCTGCCGGAAACGCTGTGGCTGCGGCCAAGAGAGACCTTGATGTAGTCCGGGATGGCGTACATTAGCTACCTGCTGCCAGTGCGTCGTAGGAAGGAACAGATGCCGGGATGGCGATGTAGGAGCCGTACTGGGCTGCAATCTGGTCGTAGCTGCGGTTTTGCGTGATCGGTGCACCGATCGGCATAGCGACCTCATCGATCTGCAGGGTCCAGAGTCGGGCTTCCCAGGACAGGGCTGAATCCGCTTGGCCGGCACGAGCTCCGGTAACGTCTCCGACCGAGACGTAGCGGACCGGGACACCGAAGCGGGAATCGACGTCGATCATGATGGTTTCCGCGCCGTCCAGCATGGATGTCAGCTTCGTGGCGTCGACCGTGGTTTCCGTGGCCACGACGATAGAGCCCCGCGGCGCAGAGCGCTTGTCGGAGTGGAAGACAGGGAACTTGGCGCCGCGGGCCCAGAGCTTTTCGCGCCGGGCTTCCCGGATGTACTCGCTGTCGGCATTCCACAGAACGCGGCAGTTCATGAACGGCCGGAACGGGTCCTTCAGCCATGTGCCCCAGTTGGGGATATCGACCGCAGAATAGGCGCCCGGGATTCCGACGTCGTTGGTGATCGCATAAGTTGCCGTGAATCCCTGGCGGGCTTCGTAGTCGTACATCGTGATCGACAGGGCAGCGTTGATCTGCGTCGATGTTGAGTTGTCCGGCGTACCGTCCCAGGATGCGTTCGCAGAATTGCCGTCGAAGTATCCGCCGGTGTAGGTGCCGGCGACCACGACGACGTTGTCCCAGATGACGATTTCGCCTTCAGTGGGGCTTCCGTTGTAAAGGAAGGCGTAAGCTTCCGTGGCTCCTGCAGGCACCGTGAACGTCAGCGAGACGTCGTAGGTTCCGACAACGTTCGGCGCGGCGCTGGAGCTTACGGTAACCGAAGGGTTTGCGCCGATCTTGGTGACAACTGCAATCCTGCGCGCCAGGGTGTTCTGCGCTCCGGTGGTGACCTGCGGGATGGTGCACTGCGCGATGATCGTGTAGGTCTGGCCTTGGACGAAGCCCAATCGGAGCGCTCCGGATCCGCCATCCAGTGTCGTGTAGGACTGGTTGCTGGCTCCGTTGGCTTCGATCGCGAGCTTGGTGTTGTTGCTTATGCTGGTCTGGTAAACCAAGGAGCTGCTGTACGACGGGCAGAGCGACATTGCCGGGCGCCGGGCGATCGATGTTGAAGCGTTGACCGTTCCCGTCCAGGCATAAGTCAGCCAGCCGTCGTCTGCAGGGTCGGAGTACCCTGAGAACGGCGTGTTCGCCCTGTCCGTGACTTCGATCAGCATCTGCAGCGGGCGCAGCGTCTGCGTCGCAGTGATGGTCGAGCCGGTGGTGTTTTCAAGGTAGAAAGTCACCACGACGTTGTCGATGCTGGATCCGCCGGTGTACGCCGTCGATGTGACTGCAGACCAGTTGGCCAGCGTGACCGTCTGCGTCGCGACAACGGTGGTGCTCAAGCGGAACTCGACCTGCATCTTTGCTGCGCAAGTGTTCAGCGATGCCACGCCTTCCACCGTGCCGTTGATGGCGTCCATGGCAACCAGGACGCGGCGCGTCGTGGCCGTGAAGCTCTGCGACGTCGAGACGATGCCGTACTTGGCACCGGCGTTGATCGACGTGGTCCGGATGTACTGCCCGTTGGTGCCGTCGTTGGTCCGGGTTCCCGTAACCGTTCCGGAGCTGTATGCGGACCACTGCGCGGCGATGTTCGACGTCGGCAGAGCGAAGTTCGGGTTCAGCGCATAGTTGGTCCGGCACGTGGTGTAGCCGGCCGTGGTCTTGAAGGCGGGGTTCTTGAAGAGGTTCTTCAAGGTGGCCGCGGGGTCCGCCTGCCAGGTTACGCCGTCGCCGGTTGTGTCCCTGATCAGGTTGGAGCCCTGCGAGTCCTGCCGGACCACGTAGAAGGCATCGCCCGTTGTGCCGCCGCTGGCCACCAGCTTGACCCGGCCAAAGTCCGGCTCTGCCGTCGCCGTGATTACCTGCACCATTAGGAGTTGACTCCTGTCTCAATAAGTCCGCTTGCTGCTTCGAAGTGCTCATCGACTCGAAGATCAACCATCTCGGTAATGTCCTTGTCGCCCATGTAAACCTTAGCGTTCACAGTTGCCTTTACCTGAGCCGGTGCCACGTTGACGATCGGAGCCTTGTTGATCTGGCTGAAAGATGCCTTTCCGCCGAGCTGGGCGTCGATCTTCGACTGCAGATTCGGGTCGATGCTCGCGTTGATGGTCGCCGGGATGTCGGCATTCATGTTCTTGAGCAGGTCGAAGACCGCGTCCTTGCCGTCGTCCAGGCCTTCCCAGAGCGATCGCATGATCATCTGGCCGGCGGGGATCAACATGACCTTGTCATGCTCCGGTGGACCCTTGATCTGTGGGATCTTGTCAGTGATGGACTTGAAGAAGTTCTCGATGTCGCCAGCCATGCCGCGCAGACCACCAAGGAAACCGTCCATGACTTGCTTTCCGGCGTTGGCAAGCCAGGTTGCTGCCCCGGAGAAGATGTCTTTGATCGTCTGCGGGATGCCGTTCAGCCAGCCAACGAAGCCGTTCCATATGTCCTTTGCCCCGTTGACAAGGCCATCCCATCCGTCCTTGAAGGACTGCGCGGCCCGCGAGATTGCTCCACCGGTGATGCCGTCGAGAGCATTCATCATGCCGGTGATCCAACCGATGAATCCTTGCCAGACGCTCTTGATCCAGTTCACGAAACCATCCCAGATTTCGCGGACCTTGTTGCCGATGGCTGCCCAGGCGACGTTCCACATTGCCTGCAGTCCTGCCATGACTCCGTTGAGCCATCCGACAAAACCGTTCCAGATTCCGGTGATCCATGAAACGAAGCCGTTCCAGATGTTGGTCACGCCGGATGCGACCTGGGCCCAGTAGGTGTTCCAGGCCACGACAAGGACCGTCATGACTGCGTTGAGCCAGGCCATAAAGCCATTCCAGATGCCCATGATCCAGTTGACGAAACCGCCCCAGATCTCGGCGATCCAGTTTCCGAATCCGCCCCACAGAGTGTTCCACCAGTTGACGAAGGCCGTGGTGACGCCGGTGAGCCAGGATACGAATCCGTTCCAGATGTCGAGAATGGTGTTGATTGCCGTGGTCCAGACGATCAGCCAGATGCCGAAGGCGAACTGGAAGAGTTTGGTGATCAGGCCGACGACGCCGTTCACGATGGCCCAGATGACGCCCCAGACGGCGTCCCAGATCTGGCCCCAGAGATCGAGCATCGGCTTCAGGAAGGTGTAGACCGCCGTGAATCCGGCGACGATCGCCGTGACGATGTTGTTGACGATCCCGGTGATGGTGTTCCAGATGTCGGAGAAGAACTTGCCGACCGCCGAGAAGGCATCCGTGGCGGCCGTGGCCCCGGTCTGGGCGCCCTTGCCGACTCCATCGAAGAATCCGGTGATCGCGGTCACGATACCGGAGATGAAGTTAACTACGTTGCCAATTACGTCGCCTACAAAGCGAACTGCGTTGCCGATGCCTTCGCCGATTGCCATGCCAAAGGCAACTATTGCCGGGATGACGGTCCCGAAGAGGAACGTGCAGAAGTTGACCAGCGGGGTAATCAGGTACTGGATAACGAAGCTGGCCACGTTGGCGATGACTGAGATCAGGAATCCAAGAACCGGGCCCGCGAACCGGATGATGGCCGGCAGAACGGTTCCAAGAATGAAGCTGGCGATCGTGATCAGGGAGACGTAAAGGCCGCCGATCAAGGCTCCGACAACCTGCAGTACAAATCCGATGATCGGCAGCAAGAACTCTCCGACCTTCTGCAGAGCCGGGAAGAGATCGGTCATGAAGGTCTGGCCGAGATTCTGCAGCGCGGGCATGAGATCCCGCTGGACTACTTCCGCGATCTTCTGGAAGGCGTCACCGAAGGCATCCTGAAGGATCTTCCACAGATCCTGCAGCGCCGGTACGACTTTCTCCATGACGACTTGGCCGAGCTTCTGCAGATCGCTCCAGATCTGCGCGGCCACGATACCGATGGTGTTCAGGAAGGCGCCGAATCCGGAGGTTGCAGCCTGGCCGGTCTGGAATCCTGCCACGATCTGGCCGATTGCCTGCTGGACGGCAGCGAACGCGGTCGACAA